GACAGCGGAGTGGCTGCAGAGTCTGAAAATGCCGAGCCCACACAAGAACAAAAAGAAGTACAGCCGGAAGCAGAAACACAAGAAGCTCCAGTATTAGAAGAAATAACTGAAGATTCTACTGAAGAAGATGTTACTGAGGTAGAAGAAAAAGTTGAAGAAGCTATAGCTAAAGCTGAAGCTACCGGAAAAACATTACCGGAAAATATCCAAAAGTTAGTGGACTTTATGGAGGAAACTGGTGGAGATTTAAATGACTATGTAAAGTTAAATCAAGATTACAGTAATTTAGATGATAAAAATTTATTGTATGAATATTATAGACAAACAAAGCCTCATTTAAACAACGAAGAAATTAACTTCCTTATGGAAGACTCTTTCTCTTACAACGAAGAAGAAGATGAAGAAAGAGATATAAGAAGAAAAAAATTAGCGTTAAAAGAGCAAGTTGCCAACGCTAGAGCCTACTTGGATGGGCAAAAGTCCAAATACTATGAGGAAATTAAAGCTGGAAGTAAATTAACTCCAGAGCAGCAAAAAGCTGTTGATTTCTTTAATAGATATAACAAAGAGTCAGAAGTAACTCAAAAAACAGTTGAAAAAAACACTGAAATTTTTACACAAAAAACTAATCAAGTTTTTAACGACAAGTTCAAAGGTTTTGAATACAATGTTGGTGATAAAAAATACAGGTTTAATGTAAACAATGCTGAAGAGGTTAAAAACGCTCAAAGTGATATAAGTAATTTTACCAAAAAGTTTTTGGATAAGAATTCTGCTTTAACAGACGCTAAGGGTTATCATAAATCTCTATATACAGCAATGAATGCGGATGCTGTTGCAAAACACTTTTACGAACAAGGAAAAGCTGATGCTATGAAAGATAGTGTTGCTAAAGCCAAAAATGTTAATATGTCACCAAGACAAGCTCACGGTGAAATAGAAGCAAGTGGTTTAAAAGTAAAAGTATTAGGTGATAATTCTTCTGATTTTAAGTTTAAAATTAAAAA